GCATAATGTCACTCTCATATCATACAAGTAATATCCTATTCAGTCAATATCTCAAGATATTTTTATAATGTTTCACACGAATTGTTTCACAAGATACTATTCATCTTTATCTTGACTTAATAACCATGACAGTATACAATGTATGTGTTGGGTACATTATCACGGTTAAGGAGTGTAAAGCATATGAGTATCAAAGTGTCAGCATACTGTCGAGTTAGTACAGATAGCACCGACCAAGCCAATTCATTTGAGAATGAAGGTTTTCTATTTCGCAAACGGCACAGCGGCTTGTAATGGCGTTAATGTGTCAGAGAAACAAATTGATGCTTATATTAATTGGCTTGCTAATGATATGGCAAGGGTGATAATACACTACCAAAATTTACAATACATTAGCGGTATGTTTCATATCATTAATAACTTGCTTCCGAATTTGGGGGAATGTTTAGTTGAACTTGAAAGAATTTATGGTATTAAGAATGGTGGAGACAGAAAATCAGATTGTCAGTCTGACATTCTGATAAAAAATGTAATCCTAAAAATTGACTTATCCGATTTCGGTAAAGTCAAACTTCGCCGACTCCTAGGGGATTTTTTATGCTTTGTTTTCCTCTTTTAGCCGTTCCATTTCAAGCGATACATTATTAGTGTAAGGACTCAATTCCACAATACTCTGACGGCTGATAGCACCAATTTCCTGCTGTGTTTTCAACTCGTTCATCAAATTCTGTGTATCGACTGGACGGTTATAATTAAATGTAATGCCGACACCGTAAAAATCATCATCTGTAAATGATACATTCTGCAAGGCAAGCAATTTGCGGAAATACTCAAAACGTGTATAGAATCCATCACGCAACACTTTAGTAATTGCCTTTGCTTTATTGTCGGTTTGGCTGAAAAGCAGTTTTAAACTAATTTCTGATGCATTAGCAATGTTGCTTTGACCGATTACAGCTGATGGCACACAAGCGACTGTGTATAATTCCTGTAACAAATTATCAAGTTCCAATTTGATGCTATTGTAATCGAGTGTAGAAGTTGCGTACTTAAACTCTCCCCCTGCTTCAAAATTTAATACTGCACCAACCATTTCTTTACTGATACCTGAGTCAGTACCACGTCCCATACTAACGCCAATAGGATTCATCGAAAGCGTTGTAACTGCATCATCCAGTTTGGAAAGTAAATTTTCTATCTTGTCCATAATCGGGATTAAATCATTCATGGGCGAATCACCAAAGAAGTTATACTCCGATTTGTCCAGTAGTGCATAGTGGATTGGAAGCCCTGTAAGATTGGCTCGCTCGTCTTTTAGGACGCTATCTTCATACACCTGTACCGTATCAGGATAATAAACTGTGTAGTGCTGTACACCTGTATCAGCATCTTTCCAATACTCTACAAATGCCACATAATTTTCCTGCACGTCATATATCGGATATGCACATTCATTTGCGATTAAATGACCTTTGATTGTACCGTTGTCAAGGTAATCATACTCAAATGCATTACCATATTTAACTAAATCTTCTACTAATTGATAATCTAAAGTGTCAAAAAATCCCTTGCGATAAATGGCATTAAACGTTTTAACGATATTCTGCTCGCCATTAATACTGACAGGATTCCCCAAGATGTAACTGGCATGGAAACTTACAATGCTTTTAAGCGTCTGCAATACGATTTTTGCAGTTGTATAAGTTTCATTTTTAAACTTAAAATTCGGACGTTGTAATACCTTATGTAAGCGAAGAAAATACTCTCGAATATTTAGCACGTTACTAATACGCTTTTGTTGTTCTGTGTCATTTGGTGCATCTTCCCACCAATATTGTTTACTAATATCTACCATGTAATCCTCCTTTTTTATGAATAATTAATACCACATTTAACACCTTGTATTGCCATTCCCATAGCCATTACTAAATCATCATGCGAACCAATGACTGCGTTCATTTTTCCATCTTTAAACTCGAATACTTTCATTTCTTGTAACAGCTGTCGGCTCTTAATAATCATCTGGTTACGCTCGAATAGTTCCACAAAATCATTAACCAAAATTGGCTTTGACTTTGTATTGGTCTGCCATCCGACTTTAGGTAACATTCTGCCGCTGCGTGTATCGTACTCCATGTAGGAGTACATATTCCTATACCTGTATTCGTTGTAAAGTTTTTCGGTGACCGTATGCCCTGCACTCATTTTTTCAACGATGAGGTTTGCTTTGTTGTACCAGATACCAATATCACGAATAATTTCAGCATAGGCATATGGCTTGATTTTATTGGATTTAAATTCTGCCACCTGTTCACAATTTGCGTCAATTATTTCAAACGCCGAATAGTCCTTGCCGACACCCTCGCCAGTATCTACACCGATATAATACCGTGTTCCTATTTTTGGGGTTTGCCATATCGTCAACTCATTTTTGAACCATGCTTTTAGTGATACAGGCATTTTACTGGGGGCAGCTTTAATCGGCTCAAAACGGTCTATGTGCATGATATTATCATGGATAATAGTTGGGCTGAATATATTACTGCCGGTGCTTACAAACGCTTCTAGCGGCTCGCTAGGAAACTCCTGCGTAAATGCTTGCTTACTGGTATTGGCAATCTTTAACCGCCGCCAAACTAATTGTTGGATGCTTGCACCTTTATCTGACAAAATCTTTTCTTCCGGTTTCAACTCGTCAACCGTTGGCAAGCATTTATATTTCTGCTTGTATCGATTGCAAAATTCCTTGTATTCTTCTGCGAACATTAACTTATCATCAATCCAAGAAAAGAAAAATGGCTTGTACATACTGTCTCCACGCTCTGCCTTTGCCCACAACTCATGAAAGTAATTAATACCGTTAGCTGTAGATTCAAGCAAAATAGTTCCGTGCGGTGTTAATGCCTGTTCGATTGCAATTAACTGCCGCTGAATTGTATCTTTGCAAAATCCCACCTCTGATATATGTGCGAACTGAATAGTTGAACCTCTCGCAACATCTTTGTTGCCGCAAGTAGTACATACAATATGGCTTCCGTTTGTAAAACTCAATTCCTTCTTGTTGTTATTAAAAATTGGAATCTTAAATGGCTCTGCCATATTGTTGTAAAGTTGCTTTAATTTATTAAAGATTTCAGTAGCTGACTGAATACTATATGACATCAATAGACAAGTGCTGTGTGGTTTTGTGATTGCAATATATAGTGACTGTGCCACTGCCAGAGTGGAAATACCTAACTGCCGTGATTTTAAAATGATATTATACTTGCCCTCATTTTGCAGTAAATACTTCTGCTCTGGATTCAATTTCAGCGGCACTAGGTCACCATTTTTGTTTACTACTTTCATCAAAAATTCCATGAAATATAGCGGATTCTTCAATAACTTTGTGATTTTCTGATTGGTTGTCATACCCATATTTTCTTCATCTCCCCTATATTGTCACAATAAATTAGGAACATTTTAACGGCTTCTATCATGAGTGGTAAAGTTATACCCCCCACCAATAAAAGCCGCTGAAACGCTCCTAAAATGTAATGTATTTATATGATTTTATTATTCTAGTGCTTCATCCGGAATATTCTGTACAATATCTAGAATATCGCTCTTTTTATCATCCGCAAAGAATTGATTGCTAAAGTCAACAAATGCCTTGAAAGCGTTTGTATCATCTTTTGCACGTTCAAAATATATATTATATAATTCAATCATATGTTTTTGATTCTCACGCTTCAACAACCACTTTACAGCTGTTTGCACATTTTCTTCCATTAGCCAATTTTCACAAGTTTGTTCTGTCATTCCGGCAGTAAACGTTTTATAACTATTTTTCAAATCATCAAAAGTTTTAATATCCTGCTTAGGTAATAACT